GGAAACTATCATGTTGTCAATATCATCAATTAAATCTATCCACCCTTGTTCGGCAAAAAGACTAAACCTAGACTCATAATATTTCTGTAATTCAGGGGTCATTTCTGTTGTGCCTTTGTAAAATTACTAAAAACTTTCAAAATATTGTAGGAATTCTTTATTTCAGGAATCATTGCCTTAATTCGGTTTTTCAGCCTTTTATTGACTAAAGCCATAAAGATTTCAGCCTGTATTTGGTCAACAGTCTTGAGCATTTTCAAAGCCTACCTGTTTCTTTAAATCAGCATACAGACTTTCCATCAAATTACCCGTTGGAGTAGCGCAATAGAAAGCGTGTTGAGCAACCTCTTGTGCATTGGCTTGCCTTGCATCAGAATTGGCAGACACAGACACTTGATACTGCACTTGGTTTTTGTTGCCGTGAATATTGGTAATACGAGCGTAGGCTTCCGTGAAAGGAACGCCAACATTACTTGTAGAAATAGAGATTTTGAGTGCCATGATTATCCTTAATAAGTCATCTCTGTTGTGCGAATTTGGCAGACCCACCGAATAGTGGTTGCCGCTTGTCCTGTTACAGTTATAGCAAGACCACCGTTGGTAACATTTGCAGTAGCAGTTACCGCCCATGTAGCCGCCCCTGCGTCAGCATATAAAGATGTAACTGTTGCAGTACCCACAATTGAAGTAGCGGCGGCATTAGCACCACGTTTAATTATACCCTCTATATACCAACCTTTTGTATCACCTGCGCCAGTAACACCTGCTATACATTCACCTCTAAAATAATAAGCAGAATTGTTTGGCAGGATTACTTGATTAGTGGTTGTTGCCGCATTTGTGTCGCTTCTTAAAACTGTTGCGGTTGCATCTGTCGTAGCAACACCAAGTACTAATAATGCTGATTGAGTAATGCCATTGGCATTAGCAATAGGAGAAAAACTTGCTGGCGCAACTTTATTTCCAATAATTGATCTTGCATTTCCGTAACTGCCTCCAATTACAGATGCGTGAGAAGCGTTAGCATTATTATTTTTGCCACCACCAACAAAAGCATTTTGTCCTGATGAGGTATTACCATCGCCACCAACAACTCCAGCATTTTTACCGCTTGTAGTATTTGAAACTCCAGCTCCAATAAATGCAGACATACCTGATGCTGTATTTGGCGCTCCGCCAAAATCCCACCCTCCACCAGCAACAGCAGAACCAGCTCCAGAGGCGGTATTTGAATATCCGCCAGAAACAGTAGAATAACTCCCTGATGCTACTTCGGTAACATTATCTCTACCTTTTTGCCAGTCAGTTGCATATGAGCCACGCTTATTACCTCCAGCCGTAGTGGAAGTGGGAACTTGAGCCAATGTTGCACCCGTACCTTTAGCAACAAAAGCAACGTCAGCATTAGTAGATGCCGCAGACGATGTAAGCGAATCAACATAAACAGTTGCGTTAGGTGCAGTAGTAGATTCAGCCGCAGTAAAGCCAGTTAGTCCACCACCTGCCGCCGCCGCCCATGTTGCCGTTGTGCCGTTGCTGGTCAAGACGTATGCATTTGTTCCAATTGCAAGACGAGTTGAACTATTAGTTCCGTTGCCAATAATCAAATCGCCAGTTGTCGTTACTGGAGACAAAGCATTGAAAGCCGCACCTGCCGTTGTTTGACCTGTACCGCCATTCAAAATTGGCAAAGCAGTTCCGCTATAAGTAATAGCTAGAGTTCCTGATGATGTTATAGGTGAACCAGCAACGGATAAGAATGATGGAACTGATGCCGCTACGCTCGTTACTGTTCCTGCCCCTGCTGGAGTTGCCCACGAACCATCGCCTCTCCAAAAGGTAGATGCTGACGCAGAAGTTCCTGAGTTAAGGTTGGTTACAGGCAAGTTTCCTGTTACTTGTGTGGCAAGGCTAACATTTGCTAATGTGCCACCAAGTGTTAAATTTCCACTTGATGTAACTGTGCCTGTAAGTGTGATGCCGTTTACTGTACCTGTGCTACCGACAGAGGTAACTGTTCCAGAACCCTTGTTGTTAAACGTAGTCCAATCGGTACTTGTCAAGTAGCCGTTAACAGATGTGGTAGCCGCCGCCATGCTGATTGCTGGAGTTGCGCCACCACTTGAAACAACGGGAGAAGTTCCAGTTACGGAAGTGACCGAACCACCACCTGAAACTGTTGCCCAAGAAAGAACAGAACCATCAGTCTTTAGATACTTATTAGCATTACCAGCTTGGTCAGGCAACACAGTACCTGCACCACCTGAAGTCACTAGACGAATCTTCTCAGCCAACTCAGGGGCAACAACCTCACCAACATTTAACTCACTGCCTGTTGACAAGGTAATAACTAAAGAACCATCAAAGTCAATCTTGGCATCTGTAACAGATACCCCATCAGACCCATCTAATCCATCTTTTCCATTAAGACCATCTCGACCATCTTTACCATCTCGACCTATTTTTCCATCTAGTCCTTTATCGCCTTTGTCACCCTTGTCACCCTTTTCAGGAACAATGGATTTAACAACTTCAAGTTGGTCAGAAACCTTCTTTTCCATCACTTTGATGGCTTCAACAATCAGGTCTACATTATCTTGAACTGCTTGCTCCTCTTGTGCTCTCATCGCAACAAGAGTTTCCTCCATCTGATTGATAGCGGCTAACTTCTCATCAAAGGATGAGTCTGCCGCCTCAATGCTTTGAATGAGGTCTTTGATGTTAGCCATTCTGATTTAACCCATTTGTGAGTTTAGTAAGAAAATCTTGTTTAACCTGATTTTGAGAGTTGACCTTATCTGCCATTTGTAACTCAACAATCTTAGACTTGTTTTTAATGTCTGCTTCTTTCAGCATTAAGTCTGCAATCTTAACTCGTTTATCAAACTCACGAGAAGCCAAGTCATCTTGGTTGGGCAAGTTCTTAGTGTTTGCCGCCATTGCTTTAGCCTGTGCCTCAAGTGGCATGAGTTGTGTCTCAGCATTGAGTTTCTGTGCTTCTGCTCTGTTTTGCTCTGCTTGAGTTGTGTTAACAGCAATCTGAGCCTGTGCCGCTTGCAATGCCAACTGCTGTTGAGCCTGTTGAAGTTGCTGTGCTTGTGGGTCAGGTTGACTCATCTTATCTAACGCATCCATCATCTCAAACCTGTTACTCAAACTAGAGTTGCTGACAATTCCTTTTAAGATAACTGGTAACACAGGAGTATTCGGGCCAAGAGTCTGCAACAGACTAATAAACTGCTGTTGCTCGTACTCTCTAGCAATAATTCCAAGAGTAGCAGTTGGAATGAAGTTCATGTCAACAGAAGGGTATCTGTTGGGGTCAAACTGCATATAACGGAAAGCCGCTTTCTTGATAAACGGGATTAAAAAATCTTCTTGAAAGTTGACCAAAGTGCGTTTGTACTTCTTAATAATAGAAGCCACCGCCATCGACATACCGCCTTGACCAGCATCACGACTGACTTGAGATACCATCCCATTTGAGTCAAGCGTACCCGTAGCTTGTAACAACATTCTCTCAAACTCTTTAGAAGTAGTAAGGTTGTTTCCATCTGTCTGTCCAAACTTAAAAGGATACAGAATTTCACTAGGAGCACCATTGGTAAGAATGGCTTTGCCTGGCTTTACCTCAAACTTTGCACCCCTCGGCAAACGTGTGGCATCCATTGCAATCATTGGGGAGGTGGTCAAAGCGAGTGAATCCAAGTGAGAGCGAATCTGAGCATCAATAGCTTTCTGCATATTGAAGGCTTTTTCCACAGTACCTCGCCCCAATAGTCTATTCGGAACAGTATCGTCTTGATAGGATAAAATTGGTCTATCCTTCATCATGTAAGGATTTTCTTCTGCTTTTAACAGTTGTCCATCGTTAGCAATGACAACAATGGCTTCCACCATATCCGCATAATCATCAGATGCAGAGTTTTCAGGGAATAACTCAACAACATCCTTGTTTTCTTCCAAGTTCTTGAGGTATTCTCTAGGCACAAGCCCGTAATAGGTGAGTAAAAGTACCTTTTCATCTTTATACTGGCTAACCTCTTGGGTTGGCTCTAAGTCTGAGTCATCTCCAGTTGTTGTTAGGTCAACTTTTCGGTAAACACCACTCTCAATACCTTGAACAACCTTATGAATGGAGATATATTTCTCTACGGCAACACCCATACAGTCATCAATACTTGTCCCATTAGGGTCAAATAAAAAGTTTTTAGGATTAATGGGCATAATCTTGACAGCAATCCTGTCTCGCTCCATTACACCGATAGCCGCCTGTCCCATCTGACCATCAATAGGCTGAGTGGCAGGCACATACGCTTTCTCAGTCTTGACAACAATTTCGCCAATGCCTGTCCCATAGATTTCAGCCATCAA